GATGTCAAGTGCCCATCCCTGTCCTATAAACAAATACTATTAAAGCATTTGCTGTGGCTTTCCGCCACCGCCAGACTTCTTCTTTGCTGGAGCCTTCTTTGCAGGCTTCTTTACAACCTTTGCAGACTTAACTGCAGCGTCTACATCTTCTACAGATGGTAGGCGACCAAACGCTGTGTCGTTTGGATTTGCTGCTCTCAATACTACTGGCACAATTGCACCAAGCAATGAGTATGCTAGTGTCTGTGGATCAGTTACTCCAGAAGCATACATTGCTGTTGCTGCTCCAAGAACTGATCGACCATAAGACGCTAGTGCTGCCTTAATTTGTTCATTCATTTTTTTCCTCCTAGGATATGAACTTCGATATGGCCACCCAAACTGGTTGAGCAAGCCATAATCCAATTATACCAGCAACGCCAGCGAATACTGGAGGGGCTGGAATTGGAATCTTAACTGGGGATATTGCGCTTATTGATAAGATTATTAAGCCTAAAGTAAGGCCTACTGATAATGATAACAAGATTTCTTTCATTTATTCCCTCGCATTTTGTAGTTGTGTGTAATGGTTTAAACAAACATCTAAAACCCTTGTTTCTGTGCTAAACAATTTTTCTCCGTCTTCTTTACAATAAAGAACATTACAGTATCCAACTGGATCCAAAAATATCTGATCATAGGTTTTTAACTCTATCATTTTTGTGACTCCACATACTGATTGATAAAAGATATAATAATTTCTGATTCAGATCTTGGAACAGCATTAATTAAAAGATGATTAATATTGTCTTCTTTAAGAGTTTGAACAAATTCGTGGAAACTATCGTATGTAAAATATTCTACATCTCCTACTACCACTGGGACTTCGCCTTTTTTCCAGACTGGTCTCATTGCATGTTTTGCCAGTGGCTCTAACTCTTCTTTTGTTTTTCTAATAATTGGTGTCATTGCCAGCATAACCTCTGTATCTTTAATATCAAGATTAATCATCATTGATGGATCTTTTAAAACATCTGACCAAAATCCACGTTTATAAATATGGTAAGGCAAAATTATTTTATTTTTGTATTTTTTAACAGTTTCAAAAACATAACTGTTTGTAGTTGATATATAAACATCTAAAGTGTTCTCTAGTTGCTTTCCTTCTGCAGTTTGAGTAGCCATTATGCCATTATTTATTTCATCAAGTTTTTTAATAAATTCAATTGTGTATTTTGATCTTTCTAAAGATTCTGATAGATCATTTACCTCGCCTAAAATACCACCAATATTTTTTTCATGATCTTTGATATATCCAGGAACAACATTGATTTGAAGTCTATTCGGAGCAATTTCGCTTATTGATTGACTTATTGTGTATAAATATTGTGGAGATATAGTATATGGCCTAATTGCAACAAGATATTTAATCTTGCCGTCTGTTTTGATTTCTCTTGCAACTCTTGTAAACATGTCTCCTTCTGTCGGATCATATGTATACATTACCCCAGAAAAATTATTTTTTTCAAGAATAGGGGCTGTCTCCATACTATTTTCATGAAACACACCACCAAAATAATAAAAATTCATTATAACATTTTACCATAATCTTCGGGAAGTAATTTTTTTAATTCTTTAAATTCTGAAGATATTTTCTTCAAAGCAAAATCATGGGGAGAAACCATTCCCTCAATAGCAGCCCCATACTTGTCATAATAGTCAATCTGTGGCTCAACCTCATCAATAAATTTTTGTAGTCCAGCCTGAACAGACTCTATATACTCATATGCTAAATCACGAGAATCTGAAACAAATTTTAAAAAATCTTCATTTGCTTTTTCTTTATCTGTTTTATTTTCTTTATGCTGGATTTCTTGCTGTAACAAAGTTTTTAAAGTATTTGCAAGAATTGAAATGTTTATTCTTTTTTGTACAATATACAAATAAATAAATAATAACGAAGTGATAGACAAAGCAACTATAGCAAATATTTCTATCATAATTCTTTCCCTCCCTCTCTAACCAACTGAACAATTGCCCCGTTCTGCTCAAGAGCCTTCTTTGTTTTAATCATATAGTTTGCAGCACGAATCTTGTCATCATGACTTAAAAGCATAAAAGATTTTTCAGAAGCACGAACAGTTAAAAATCCCTCTTCGTGTTCAATTATTTGTAAAGAAAAACCTTTTGGTGCAAGATGATCAAGAGACCTAAAGGCTCTTCTCATTGCATCTGTATATATTAGTCCATTGTTAAAGACTGCCATGTTACACCCCAATCAGATTTTGTTTTATGGCTAGAAAATTCTTTTGATATTTCGCCGTTTTCTAAGTATACCCCGCCCCAAACGCCCCACTCTTTGCCAGAAATACCAACAGAAAAACACTCTTTTCTTACTGGACATTCAGAACATAGCAGGTCTACAGCAGGCCTTAACAACTCATCTTCTTCGTATTTATCAAAAAAAACATTAGTATCATAATCTAGGCATGCAGCATTATCTTTCCATTCATACCTATTCATAATTATGCTACATACTTGTCAGGTATTTCCCATCCATTTCTAGAGACGACAAAAATCTTTTTTAGGTACCAAGCACCGTTTTTAAGTGCTCCGTATTTTGATGTCATTGCCTTATCTGACCTTGACATTTCAACAACATTCCAACCATCCCAAGACAAGTTTTTGTTCTTGGAAACAATTGTCTCCATTTGTTCAAGAGAATCTATTGTTTTCATTTTTATACTCCTTAAAAGTTGTATACGTTTGTATTAATATTTTTTGACTTTGACAAACTAACTAGGTTCGACACTCTTTCTTTTGGATTTGCAACAAAAGCAAAGTGATCAAAACTATCAATATTTTCTTCAAGCCATTGAGGAGTAACCCTAAATAGTTTGATAGACTTTCCTCTAGACTTCATACCTCTTTCAGAAAGATTTACAAACTCCATCGCCATATCATTAACATTTCCTGGACCAACAGAGTATAAGTAAAACTCTTTTTCATTATCTTTTAATTCAGACAAAGCAACAGCCATTGCTCTAAGGAAAATATTATAGTTGTTGAAATTAGGCGTTCCCTGAACCCCTACTATCATCACTTGTCCCTTCTGTTAGTTTGTCTACTATGAACAACATCTTATCTAATTGTACCTTATCCATATTGGTTGTGTCAACTTTTTCTGCAGAATCTTTATCAATTTTTTCATTTACTAGAGGGGCTTTATAAAATGTATTATTTTTAATCCAATACGCTACATCATCTACAACTATTACCTTGGTTGTAGATTCATCCTGATGTCTACTAGACTGAGTTTTTGGCTTAAGCCTTCTTTTGTGCTTTTTAGATCCTGAGTATCTGTGGTGCAGTCTAGCCTGACTTACAATCTGCACATTTTTTGTATGCCTACGAGACTTGAATAGATAAAAGAAAATAGAGAGCAGCATTGCTGCCGTCAAAAGGATTGCTCCAAAAATATCGTTCATTAATGCCCCCTAAACTTATTTTATCACTTTTTGTTAAAAAGAAGTTTGATTAACTGTTTTAGGGCTGACCTTTCATTTGCATCCAATTTTTTTACCTGTTCTGGATCAAGAGATTTTTTATTAAGGCTAACAATAGGGTTAGCATCTGTCACATCCATATCGATAAAACCTTTTTCCCACAACTTCATTGACATTTCTGAAAAATATTTTCCCAATGCTACATCAAGTTTTGGATCTATGTCTTTCAACATTTCTGTTTTAACATACATGTTTTCTCCTGTTTCTGGATCCTTACCAGCAAACCTTAGCCCACCAGTTAAAACTAATTTGTTGAATATTTCATTCGATTCATTCATTTTCCAGATTTCTTTCTAGCCTTTGCCAAAGCATCAAAATCTTTTACCTTAGTATCTCCAAGGTAGCCCCAAGCATAACCATCATTAATCATATGGTCGTTTACAGAAACGGTGTCTCCGTCTACATAAAGCCAACCAAGAATTCGACCATACTTTTCAGAAGAGTCCATCTTTTCTGTCTTAATTACTACAGACTTTGCATCCTTCAAAAACTTCTTTAGGTACTCTTTAGATTCTAGCCCCAGAGCCTTTTCTTTAAGATCTTTAGTACGAGACTCTGGAGTATCAATACCAGCGAGTCTAACACGAGACGCAAATAAAATATCAAAACCCAAATCAATTAGAACGTCAATAGTGTCTCCATCTACTACGCCCTCTACTTTTCTTACATAATATGTATACATTAGTAATCTTTCCCCTTTGCTTTATTTTCAATTAGTTTATTTCTTTCATCAAGAACGGTAATTGCAAACTTCATCATTTTATCGTAACCAACAGCATTGTCCATAACCTTGTTATAGTGATGACCACAAAACAACAGTTCTCCGTTTAAGCCAGTTACTCTCACTAGGGCCTCAGCACCACATCTATCACACCTGTCAATTGGGGATAGTTGCCACTCTGTCTTAGCCTCATCTTTAACCATTGTAAACATATTATACCTTCCGATTGTCAGTAGAATAAAATCCACTGCCGTTGAATACTGCTCCTACATTAGAGTATACACGAATTAGATCTGAATTGCAAGCATCACATTTATACCCTGGATCCTCAGACGCCATTGGTCTTTGTTTAATAAAGTTTTCTTTACATTCTCCACATCGATACTCATATATTGCCATCTTATTTATCCTTTAACCATGTTGCTATTACATATTTTGTTCCAGTCACTACTGGATGAGCAAGATGAGCATATGCATAATTTGAAGGAAAAAGCACTAATGTCCCTGCTTTTGGCTTTATCTTTAAATTAAAATTAGCAAACTCTAACTCTCCGCCCTCATAATTATCATTTAAATAAATCAAGACAGAAACTGATCTTGATGTTTCTGTTCCATTATCGTAATGAAGATTATACTTTTGACCAGGATTATACCTTAAAAGTCCATAACTTTCTGCGTCTTTAATTTCTTCATTTATATTAAATGTTTTGGTATATTGAGAAATTGCAGACCTAACCAGATTATTGCAGGCTTCGTATATGTCTTTTCCAATTTTACTTACAGCAGCAGCCTTTCCAATAGAAAGACCATAACTTGTTCTTACTGATTGGCGCAAAGGATCCCCACTCTCGTAATCTTCCGTTGTTTGGGATGGACGAAAACTAACAGGAATTGACTGATCATCGTCAATAGACAATAAGTCTTTGATTGTTTGTTCATAGTCTTTCCACACATTCTCATATACAGCAACAGCACCTGCATAAATATGTGTAGGTTTAATAGGTGTAAGGTTTGCGACCATTAACTCTTTTTCTTTGATTTAGCCTTTACTTGCCAAACAGGAAGTTTAAGTTCATCACCAGACCACTCATAACCAAGTAGTTTAACTACAAACTTAATAATTTTAATACGCATTATTTAACCTTTCTGCCAAACTTGGCCCATGCTCTTTCATGTAAATAAAAGAATGTCATTTCTAGTGTTAGATATGATAGTCCATAAAAACCAACATATTCCCACTCTGCTTCTCCAGTATAATATTTAAGTACAAAATAAATTATTCCAGAAACAAAAGTAAAATGTACAAACGGCCAACTAATAGTCTTCAACAAAGACTTCTTTTTTGATTCCATTATAGCGCTACCTGTGCCTTTCCTCCACCGCCACCAGCAGCCTTCTTCTTCTTTTTCTTTGCAGCAGGCTCTGC